AAGCTATACCTTGTCGCCGATAATCGACATAGCCGCAAGAAGCAGCGCACTGAAAACAACCGCCACTCCACCATAGAAGAGTTTGAGGAGCGGTGAGATTGTTGTATTCCTGACATATTCCCTTTCCACAAGCGCCTTAAGTGCCTTTAGTTCCTCTTTGTGGGCAAGCAGATCTCTCTTGATGTACTTGATCTCAACTGCTGTCGTCTCGCTATCGGGCGCCATGTTGCGTTACTCATCTCGGTTGCCGTTGTTTTTAGCGAGTCCGTGTTACTGCGGGGGATTGCTCCCCCGCTTTACCTAATATTAGGTGACTGCTGTGTTACCGTGTTTTAGCGCGACCTTAACAAACAATACCGTGTTACCAGCATCCTCAAGCGCGATACCCACATCGCCGATATCGTTTGTTGCCAGCGTAGATTGGTTGTCATCAATCGCACTGGATGCGGCATCCCAGTCCACAGATTCGCCAGCTTTAATAACGCCAGCGGAAACTTTTGGGAATGTGTAACACCCGCCCACATCAACAGAAATAGTTTCTCCTGATGCAGTTGCGACTTGACGGGCAACGCCCAAACTGACCGCGCCGTTGGTTCCGCATACCACGATTTCATCGATAGCAACTGCGGCAGCGGAAAGATAATTAACGATCAATTGCCCTTGACCGGATTTCAAAAAGGTAGCTGTAGCCATTTCAATTTTTCCTCTATTCAAAAAATGACCCAGGGACCACCCTGGGTCACACTACTTATTGCCCGATCAGGTCACGCCATCGTTGTAATACAGACTGCGGAAATCCGCTGCTGCTGCGGCTGCATCAATACGGACTTTGTACTCAACGCCGTCCATGTTCCACCCGTCCTTGCTCTCCAGATATGGAGTCTGCTGACCGTTAAGGAATCCGACGATAACCGTGTCGGATGCTCCAGCCAGATACCAACCACTTGAGTTTGCGGTATCCAGTCTGTGATCGGAAACAGCCTGCACAATACCGCGTACCGTATTAGGAGTGAGTGTTCCAGCGGATCCAGCCGGATCATATTCAGCGGTCACCAGCACGTTCGCAGTGGATCGCAACGCTTCAGGCGTAATAATGTAAGCGGGACGAATACCGAGGGTTTTTCCTGCAGGGTCAGTCTGCAAAGCCATCGCAGTGCGGCCTGTTTCGATAGTTGCCACACTAGGCGCTGCGCCAGCGGTAACATAGTTCGCGTGGGTAGCGGCATCAAAAAGCGCGGTGGAGTCCTGTGCCATAGTGCCGTTAGTAGTCAGCACAGAGTAAGCCAAATCACCAATTTTCCGAGCGGCTGAACGACCCATCTTCATCGGCAAATCACCGAGTGCCGACAGGTCATCATTTGCCAGGGCTTGGCGGGAAATACTGAACAGCTTGCCGTAGGTGGCGAGAGTGATCGATTCTTTGATGTCACTCATATCCCCATATTCATACTGTCCATTATCCCTGACCAAATCCAGGTCAGAAAATAACGAGGTATTCAACAGCGAGGCGGGCTTAAAGTCCGGCACGTTACGAGTCTGGCACCACGTAGCCCAAGTTTCCGGCGCTTCAGTGAACCCAGCCAACATCGACTTGTTTGCGACGTTCTCAAGGATATTAGCAAAATGGCCTGTGCCATGACTGTTGTCACGCTTTAGTGCCATCCCAATAATATCTTCACGGCCACCCGTTCCGCGTCGGCCAGTTATACGCAGATACTCGCGAGCAAGATCCGACACCTTCATCGAATAAAACTCGGACCCACGAATTTCCTGCCACTCGTCATTAGTGTAAACACCGTTACTCTGGACCGCCACGCATATCTCTGCTGCACGACTGAACTTGTCGATTTGGTCTTCGCCAGTTTTGATCCGTTGCGGAACAGCGCGCTCTCTCGCGGTAACGTCGGCATAGGAGCTGCCGGTGTCTTCACTTGCGGCGATGTTAACCGGAGTGTATCCGTTCGCAACCGCATCAAGGATGAGATCCTTTGCACGCTCTACTGTAATTTCAGGAGCATTCATGCACGCTTCTTCGATATCTCCAAAAATATCTCCACAGTTGGCTTCATAACGCTGGAACATTGCGCGGATGTCCTGGCGGCGCTTTACTTCAATGCGCTGCCCTTCTTTGCGCTCCTTATTCTGATCCAGGCGGAACAGTTTTAACTCTGCCCCAACCTCTGGCTCTTTGGTCTGCCGAGTCCCGGTTTCACCCGCTTCGGCGTTTTCAGGCTTTTTCTCGTCAGCCATTTTGATTTCCTCAATTGAACGATTAATACCAACCCCGCTATCAGCGGGAACTGTTACAACAGACGTTTCCAACGGCGTAAACCGTGTTACCCGGATAACGTCATCACTCTCTTCTTCGTATTCATCGATTCGGTAACCAATCGATAGGTCACGTAGAAAACCCTCTGATACGTCCTGCCATACTTCACGCGCTTTAGAGTTATTTGAGAAATACAAGTCGCCACGCAAAATGCGGTCTTTCTCTACTCGGATGTTATCCACCCGACCGATAGGTTGATCGTGATTATGTGAGAACAATAGCGGCAAGCCATTCACTGCCCTCTCCATGTTCACTGAGCCTTTTTCATGGACTAATATTTCAGTCCCGAAAAAACGCTCTACTGGTGTTTCGCTCGACAACGCGGCAGATACCATGCGTACATCTGGATTTATTTCCCGAACGTCAATGCGGAACGTGCGTTCCTGCTCAATGCCACGCTTTAGGGTTTTATTCATCTATTTCACCAATTGGGTCTTCACCGTCTTTTTTAGCATCAGAGATAATATCGTCTTGAACCTCATCGAACGCTTCACCCGACTGAAGAGTAATCGGCCTTCTAACTCCTCCGTCAGACTCCCAAGCATCAACAGCAGCGTCAGACATTCTGGGAAGTCCGGAAACCTTTCTGAAATGCTCTTCATCCGCTTGCTGAGGTGTTATTGTCCCCGCACGAACCCCCACACCATAAGCGTCCGATGCTTGTTTTATGTCATCCCCCGCGCTGGATTCCGGTTCATTTGTGTTCGTGTCTTCTGCTTTTGATCCAAAAGTATCCATTGCGATCTGATCGCTGACTAACTCCGGATCATATCCGCGCTCGCGGATAACCATCTCTCGGGACTTAAACCCATTTGAAACGTCTGTTTCTGCCGCTTTCGACTCTTTAAGTGGGTCAATCCATGGCTGGGCAGGCCCACGATAATCGGCGCGTGAAATGGTGGACGGGTCGACATTACGCGGCACCGACAGCGCTCCGCTCTCGACCGCCCAGAATACAAAACGCTCATAAATTGGACGTATAAAATCTGATATGAACTGATTACGCATGCGGGCATAACTCGGCATCTGCTCAACCAGCTCTTGACGCTGTGCAGAATAATTACCGTCGTAACGTTTGGTCAGGCTGGAATTGCTGCAACCAATGCCTGCGGCGATGCGCCTGTGTTGGTCAGCCAAGAATTCAATTAGATTGACATTCGGCCGATCAAGGCCAATGCCTTTTACATCCTCTCCCGGCAGTAAACTATCCCAGACTGCGCCCGGACCCATCTCCAGGTATCGATTTCTAAACCTATCCTCGACATCGCCGGTTTCAGCTTCGTGGCTGTTGGTGGGCATGTCGATCATGTCTGGATTGCGGATAATCGCAGCAGTAAAATCCGCAGATATGCGGGCAGCTATCCTCTCGCTATCCTCAATATCCCGGATATCATCCAGCCGGTTAATCACGCCGTGGAAGATGGTAACGCCGCGCGTTTGATTCAGGCGGCGCACAAACTTTAGGTGTAAAACGGTTTCTGCTAACACTCTGCGAGTATCGAATGCTGTGGAATACTGCTGATATGTCGGATCGCCGAGCTGTTTATAAAAGTGGTACGCGACCGGAATTGAATCCTCATCCTTTTCTACGCCGTGAATTATCCGGCCGGATATTGGCGTATTGAGCATAAACGGTAGCCATTCCGATTCCATTGCCCGAACACACAACGGTATCGCCCGACCCCGATTGGCGCGTACTGGACCTTGTACGAACTCCGCAAAAACCTCACCGTCTCTCAACCAGGATCTACACGAAAGCTGCTGCAACTCCTCGAACGTGTAATCCCTTGTGACATCCGGCATACGCGCCCATTCCAACCAAAGCGCCCGCAATTGCTGGTTTAATTTCTGTACCGGCTCGCCCTTTCTGGTTTTTGCCTGTGGCTCTATCCCTATCCCGGAACCAACAATATTGTTGACAAGCACATCCAGTCCGCCGATAGCCAGATCTGAGTTTTCATCCAGATCACGCGCATAATTCAGCAGTTTGGTTCCGGCGTGATTAACGACATAATCAGCCGCGCCAGTTATTGGAGCCGGTTTATGGAATTCAGCCGGAGAAATCGCGCTATACAGTCGCTGTTCTGCGTGTTTCACGCGGCACTCTCTTTTGTTTGGTTGATTTCTCTAGCGCTTCGAGCAATAAGTTGTACTCGTCGATATCGAGCACAACGAACGGCCTAGTGACAGCGCCGTATTCCCCAAGAATTGTTTTTGATTTCAGAACTTGCAGCGCTTCTTTTAGGGCCATCGTGGATTACTCACAAATGGATTTTGACCATTTGCACGACGGTTATACGCTTGGATGCTGCGATTGATTTCAGCTAGTGCAGAGCGTGCTTGTGCGGCAGTCGCATAGCTAACTGCTCGACTACCAATTGATACGCTTACAACGCCAGGGGAGGCTAGATCAGCAGCTTCAAGCGCTGCCTTATAGGTCAAAGCTTCAGCATAGGTCATGCCGTCAGAATAGACGGCACCTATGTCTTATTCTATTCAAAAATAAGATTATTTATTTTTACAGATCCGATAAACGGTTGCACGAGAAACTTTATATTCCCGGCATATCTCATCAAGATTGCGTCCATTAAATTTCTTTTTTATTGTTAAATTCCTTGCAATCCGACCCTGCCACGGGGATGTCTTTGGCATATAACTATTCGTGCCGCCCACCTCCCTCCTGATTTGATCCACGGCAATGGTGCTGCACTCTATCGCCTTATCTTGCGGGATACCTGCTGTTGATAGCTTCTGCTGTAATATTTCGACCATTCGAGTGTAAATAGTCATCGCCTTGCCCTCTGGCGCATGGGTCGTCTATGTGACATTGTGCTTGTTGATTTTTCAATGGGCTTTTGCTGGACATATCCCTGCTTTTTATTCAGCCTCCCCCAGTCCGGATCGGCCAGTAGGAGTGCGGCGTGTGCGTAGACACGGCAGTCGAGCGCTTCGTTACGATGACGTACTTGCCGCCATTCCATAACCGGGCGGCCTTTCTTGTGGCGTGTGATCAATTGTTCAGCAGTCAACTGCAAAAAATATTCCTCATCTCTCTCGACAGGAAAGTGGCAGTATCCCGGTCCAGGTGCAGCAATCTTCAACCGGCGCATGAGTACAGTCTTGGCTTCGTCCACACCGATCAACTCAGGGCGGATCTTTTTACTTTTCCGCTTTGCCAGTCGTCTGGCCCGTTGGCTCATGGATTCGATAATAGGGCGTGATTGCCCCTCAATGCCCTTGACGGCATAGACGTACTCAGCCCGGAATTTCAGCACGAAGTCATAGACCGCTTTTGCCAAGTAACCGGAATCTATACAGACGCCAGCAATCCGCATAGTGCTACCAGATTCATGGTGGTAGGTTGCCTTCAGTGCTTCTGCTAAGTCTTCCCATACTTGGCTTTGTGTCGTCTCTCCGGGCAGAACAACATAATCCACTGACCAGGACTCTAAGCTCTCAGCCCAACCAACTACCTCGAATTCAATTCGATCCTTTTGAACATCGATGCCTGCAGTGAGAATCAAAGCATCAGCGGGAACCTCTACGGCAAATACCTCTTGTCGCTCCATAAGTAAATCCCAGTCTGCCCCCTCGCCTTTTTCCTCCCATGTTTCACCGAGCGAGGTATTGATCCAGGTTTGCAGCATTTCCGTGCCACCCTGCTTTGCTTCAATAAAGGCAACCGCCATCGCACCAGGAGACGACCAAGGAGAATAAATCTCAGACAAATGAAAACCAGCAATGCCGCTGAACTCAGCGCCAGCTACCCATTGACCGCCTGCAATCGCTCGTTTACGTTCAGCATCCGACCACTCAACACCACATGCCGCACAGATCACAACAGCTGACTTCGGCGCTTCTTCTTGCCACTTAACACGGTCCCAGTTCAACGGCGCACTGTCATCACAGTGCGGGCAATTAAGATGGTATTTGCGCTGATCAGAGCCGTTGTAAGCCGTCTCAATACGCGATACCCCTTTAATTGTTGGCGTACTGGTTAAAACGATCTTGCGATTCCAGAATGTTGTTGTCCGCTTTCTTGCGAGATTTACCGGATCTCCCTCCGCTGCTGCGCTTGCAGGATAACGGTCTACCTCATCACATAACAAGATTCTGATCGGCCTGGATGCGAGAGACGCAGGACTATTACCGCCGGCCAGCGTGATGTGCCCACCTGTGAACTTTTTGTGTAGGAGGGTGTTCCCTGAGTCCCTTGACCGTGGATCAGCGATCTTTCCGCGCAGCGCTGGCGTATCCCGCACCATCGGCGCCAGCCGGTCCTTACTGAACGCCTCCGCCATGTCCAGGGTCGGTTGTAGGCACAACATAGGGGCAGGATCCTGATCAACGTAGTACCCAATAATGTTCAGTAGAACCTCCGTCTTACCGACCTGTGCCGAGGACATAACGACGATGGTGTGGACGTCGGGATCATTGAGCGCATCAAGTATCCCTCGCTGATACGACGCTCTGTCAGTATTCCAATGTCCAGGTTCTGCCGATGCTTCTGGTGATAGTCTTCTATACCTGTCAGCCCATTGACTGACCGTTAAATCGGGCGGCGGCATAACAACCATCCGCGATTCTCTGACAGCCTGATCAATAATCGACATCAGTCGCCAGTTCTTCCAACATCTGTTTAACTAACTGTTCCGCCTGCTGCTGTACCTCCTCGCGCGATGAGTCCGCGCACACAGACGCAAGAGAAACAGGAACGGCTAACGCTTTTGCTCGGAAATTAGATAAAACAATTTGCCAGCTTTCTACAACCACATCATAGGGAATTAATGCCTTCTGTTTTATTTTTTCATCAAGAGCCGCAATATTGGCTTGATGATGGGATAGTCGGGCGCGTTCAGCCGTTAAGTCATACTCGCCATTTTCACCACCAAACAATATTGGGAGGGCTTCCCTTGATTCGTATAATTTCGAATTGCGCCGTAATGTTGGCACTAAGTCTGCAAGTCTCTTAGCGACAGTTTCCCTCGCTAACCCAGTTAAAGACGATAGTTTAGATATTGATTCAAGACTCATTGCTGTTGAAGCCTATAGGGTCCTGGTACTAGCTAAACTTTGCGCCGCATGACCTGCGGGCTTTGAAAATAGCTTAGAAGGACCCAAACAATCACCGTCTCACGCTCTCCGCTGCTTACGACGCCACGCATCCTTGATCCTCCGCTGCCAATG